ATAAGAAAATGGTGTAAAAGTTATTAAAGACATAGTGTTATTTATCTAATTTTAAAATGAGTGTCTGCATCATAGATTTTAAATCATCAATATCATTCCGAAGAGATTCCATTTCTTCTTGTTGTTTCAAAGCTTTCTTTTTTCGCATTCTAGCCATCTTGTAACCATCGCTATCGATATTTATAATCGCCTTTGAGAAATCATCTCTTCTCAATTCATTATGACCTTCAACTTTTATCATTATAATGTGGCTATAGCTCTGAAGTCGCTGATTTGTGGAACCTTAGCTGTATCACTCGAAAGTAATACAATCTTGACTTGGAATTCTGTGAAATCATTTGGTGGATCAACCTCGAATTTTATTTCCTTGAATAATTTAGGATTCGATAAGAAAGGAATCTGTGAACTTGATAATTCTTCCCAATCTTCTCTGGAAGCATCACTTCCTGGTGTATTAGCATCATCGAATCTTGCATAAACTTTGATATCTGTACCAGTTGGTCTATTGATACCTAAGAATACACTCAATTTATCAGATGGGCTAGCAAGTTTAACCTTTCTTGTGATATATCTTGCTTCTGCATCACCATGATCTTTATCATCTTCCCCAGTATCATCATTATTGATGAGATTACTGATTCCAACAATTGAGATTCTATCTGTATCAATCATTGGTGAAACATATTTATTATTTGTTCTTAGAACAGCATCAAGGACAATATCAGAAGGATTAGTGATTGTTACCTCAGTAGGAAGATAGAAGGTCTTACCAGGAACAACAGAATATGTATTTCCTCCAACTGTGACTTTATATTTCACAGATGTTCTAGCGAAATTCACGGCCTCGGATTGAAGTGTAAAGGCCCCTAATTTAAATCCAGTATTTTCAAGTTGAGCAACAAAAGCATCCGTAGCAGTTTCGGTTGTCGTGCCAGGTCCAACCCGCCTTGTACGTGAAGCTTCTGTATCATCCATAAATTTATGAACATTGATATTAAATTTAATATCACGATTTTGAGTTGCTGTCCAAGTAGAGCGATTAGCACTCTTAAATGATACACCGACGAATGGATCTTTTGTTATCACAGAACCACTAAGAACATCAGTAGAACCTAATTCAGACATCCATATTCTATAATCAACTGAATCCGATCTAACAATGAAAGCATATTCACTATTCGCTTTTAGGTGAACAGGATTATCAAATGTGAATGTTGTCTTCGCAGAAGAATCATCAGAAACATTAATATCAGCAGAAGATAATTGTTTCATACCGAATGGCACAATCTTACTGGTTGGATATCCATTTTCAACTGTAACAATTTCAATTCCTGCGGGAAGTGTTTCATGTTTCTGCTTGAAGAATAAATCAATAGATTTCAAGAAGGCACCTTCAGCATAAGTTTCTTTTGGAAGTGAGAAAGATTGAGCAAGAGGATCTGGATCACTAAACCGCGCCGCGCGCGGCGGCACCACTATTGTATCAAGTATTCTTGTGCTTGCGCGAACATTGGGGTGATCGTCCAATGCTATAACAAAGGTTTCTGTTCCTTCAGTTGTTAAATCGTCTATAGATGTGAAAGATATAGTTGCTCTTCCACCTACCGTTGCAGGGAAAGTTCCTGTTAATGGAGCACCATTAATATCATTAGAAGTAACACCTGTTATAGTATAAGCAAGGCTGGTTCCATCAGGTACATTTTTAGTACGAAGAGTAACAGTGAAATTGTCTCCTTCTACGATTTGTGCTCTATTAATCCTTAATTGATACATCGGCACTGGATCTGGCATAAAGACCACAGCAGGTACAACTTCTGGTTCCACTGGAGATAGTGGAATAGGTGGAAGAGGTTTAAGAACAAATGGACTTACTACTGGTGCAGGTGGTTCAGGTTCTGGTATCACTTCTTCTACTGGATCAATAGAAACTGTACTATCGATGACCGAAGAATTAATATCAATAGTTGAAGATGAGGCGATATCAGTTGTTACAACATCCTTTGTAACAACTCTTGACTCTTCAAGTCTTTCACCAGTGAGTTCTGCGACTCTAGTAGAAATATATGTTTCATCCTTCGCTAATAGTAATCCTTGTGCAGAATAAGATGCTGTCGCTCTTGATGTCGCATAGATATCATCAACACCATCACCTGTATCAGTGAAAGTAACTTTTCTAACACCAGTCTTAAATCTCAATGATGATGTATTTGGAATAATGAAGTAACCTTCAATTGTTCCTTCTGAATCTGTAATTAGATCTCTTCTAGAGTCATCAGCAGTTTGGAATGCAGCTGCAGCATCTTGATTTAAGAAATTAAGTCTATTATTTGAATCTAATTTTCTAAATTTATTATCTTCGAATGTTGTGTCTTTAAGCTTAGTTGCATATCCAGTGATATTTGTTTCATCAAAATAGCAGTATAATCTTGTATCTGGCTTCATTCCAGTTGCTCTGAAAAAGATTCTCCGTGAGCGAATGAATGGAACAAAACTTGTGTCAACTACCTTTTCTCCCAAACTCTGTGTTATAGTACCCATCTCAAGATTCGTCTTTAATCCAGTCCTTGTTTCTTGAGATTCGATTGTGGTTGTTGTGACAGTTTCTGTTGTTCGAACAGTTTCAGTTTCTGATGTCTGAATAACATCTGTTTGTGTTCCACCATCAATATCAAATGTATCTTCATTTGTTGTTACATTGATAATTTGATTTTCTTCAATTTCTACACTGGTCGATGTACCAACTTCTCCACTCCAATTTGTTGTCCATTCACCCCATTGAGTTCCAAGGACATTTGTTGCCTCTGCAAGATACTTGATAGCATCAGCATTGCCATTGAAATTAACTAGAACATCTGGTCTGACTTCTGTTTCTTTCCAGTTATCAGATGATGGTGAAAGTTCAACTCTTCCAGTATAATTGATTACCTCATAAGGTACTAAACTTTCATGAACAGAACCATAAGGTTGCAATAATGCTACTTCTTCTCCTACAGATGGAAGACGAATCATATCATCATCCATACGAGCTACATTATATTCTATTTGATTATATTCGAATTTTGGACGAAGAACTCTCTTCTTATTATCGATCGAACATTTGTAACCAGAATCAAAAACATTTCCAATATTATGTCCTGTGAAACTATCAACAAGAATACCATTCTTAAATCTTTCCCCAGTATCATCAAAAATTCTTTTATCTTTTGCCTCAAGCTCAAGAAGAGATAATGAAGTATAATACTCAAGATTCTTGATTCTCTTATCGAATTTACCGATATCACGCATTGTGTATCTACGATTATCTACATAATCAAGTCTGATATTAGTAGCATCGAAGGTATATGCTGGAAGGAACATATTATAAAGAGTCATTGCTCCTGCTGGTGTCTCTGGTAGAGATGGAGTCAATGATGGAATACCCTTCACAACCGTAAATTCACCTTTAGTTGTGACAATCATCTTATCATGTCGAGGCAGATAATAATCAATAGTTGTTTCGATAATACTATTTGGATCAAGAGATGCACCAAGAGTACTTCTAAAATCAAATACATCACTCAATCTCACACCCTTATAACTTGGGATCTTACTATAATCAAATGTTATTGGGTAAGATTCACGAGAGAAATAACCTTTACCAGATGTTACAGTTGAGTGTGTGAAATAAGAAAAATTAACAGTAAGAGTATCAGTGATAACACTATCACCGCGATAGATTATTTTACCTGTTCCATAAGAAGAATCTGACTGTCCATTATCTAACACAAAATTAGATAAAGATACAGAACCACCAGTAATCGATGTGATCTCTATAATATCCGATTGACCTAATGATATACTATCACCAGGATTAATAGGCTGAGTCCAAGTTACACTGCTGGTCTGGAATGTTTTACTTTGAAGTTCAAGTGCAGTTCTTATTGTTGAAATAACTTCTACACTTTCTCCTCCACTCATTGCTGATCCACTAATTGTTAGTGTAGCATCTTGGCCTCCACCTCCGATTGCAATATTGGTCACAGTTCTGATAACATCATTCACTGTGACAATATAATCTTTCACATCATTTGAGAAATATGTTCCAGCAGTAGTATTAATGTCAATGTCGTTTCCTGCTACACCTGTAAGGGTTTCTAATTCTCTGGCAGAAAATTGTGTATCATCAATGGAAACAGAAGAGATTAATTTACGAGGTAAAGGAATAATCTTGTTAGAAGATTTATTACCTTTGACTGCAAATCCACCAGATAGAGGTGTTATTGTAACACCACCACCTGTAATAGTAGTCGCAGCTTGAACCTGTGAATATTTCGAAGAACCTGAAAGGTTAAAGAAGAATCTAAATACCGTATTTGTTAGAGAACCTCTTACATATTCAATGCCCGAAAGTGTTATAGTTGCACTACCTGCTGTATATGAAGTAACTCCACTGATATCAGGTAAACCCCCACTTAATGTACCTTCGATATATGTACCTTCACCAGAAGACATATATACTTCTTCATCAAATTCTTGATCTCTGGCTTTATCTGCAAGGATTTCTTTTCTATTTAATAGTTCTACTCTATAACCTTCAACGTATGCCGTAGATGGATCGATACCAATTGCATATTTGCCATCAAGAGTTTCTCTAACTGAAATATCATCAGAATACAATCTTCCTCGGTTAGCACCATTATTATATGCTTCACGAACATCGATAATAAATGGATTCAAGCAATAGTTACCACTTTCTTCAAATGTTCTCTGAGCTATAACTCCGCCCATTCTCTCAACATCATCATTGTGTTGTGGAGCAAGAGGGATTATAGCTTTATCTTTTTCTACAGAGAGAATTTGAAAGAATTTTGAACTCTGTAATGATGTAGTAAGATCATATGCTGTTTCTTTATTATAAGAATAATTAAGAACAGAAGATTGATTAGTAAGAAATACAACATTTAATTTAAGACCATATCTATCTGCGCCAGGAGCTGAAGCATTTGGATAGCCCGTTGCATTATCAAGTAAAGTGTTATCAGATGTATAATTTGTTATTTGTTCTTCAACCTTAAATGCAACAACACCAGTCAATCTTGTATTTCTGGGTTTTTCAATTACAACATCTGTCTCTTCTATATTAACAAAGTAACCATTAATAAAATATACACCTTTATTAACATGAATCTTACTTCCTGCACCTACATTCTTGATATTTCCAATTACAGTATCTATAGCTACAACTGTCACAGTCTCATCAGAAATAGCATTCTTGGCTCGGATAAACTGCCCTTGTGAAAAAACATTTTCACTATCAGTAGATTTTGTGTATTTAACAAAAAGTCTATATGTGGTTTCCGATACAGTTTCTACCAAGGGCTCATTTGATATAACATTAGCGGTTAGACCACCATCAACATCAATCTTTTTGAGTTGATTGACTCTATTCTGTACAGAAATAGAATCTTCACTTGTGCCATTAGTTGTCAAATCATCATCTGTGAAAGTAACATCGATGAAAGAAGCTTCAGGCGAAATTGTAACTTCACCATCTAGAACTCTTGAACCATTTTCAAAGGTGTGTAGACCGAATTTATCGATCTGAGATTGAATCATAGTTTGAACCTGATTCAATTCTCTAGCCTGAACACTAGTACCTGGTTTAAATAAAATTTTGAGATAACCTTTATCTTCTACAGAGGAAGATTGAAAATCATCAAAGTAAGGAGATGTTTGATAAAGTGTTGTATTAATAGCCATAATTAAAATTGAAGTATGATTCTAACCTTTTCTGTTTGAACATCACTGCGTGTGATTGGAAGTCTATTCTCTAAAAATAATATCTCACCTGTATAATCATCGTGTTCAGGTGATACTACAGAATTATATATATCTGTGCCTTGTGACGCGCCATTTTCATTATATATCGTTATATCAGTCTGCGAAGAAGGCAATTCTTGACCTGAATGAAGAGAACTATTTTGGTGGAAATATATCTTATTACCATCAATCTTATCAATCCAAGCTCTTTGATTTGTTGTGTCTACCTCAAAATACCACCCAGAAAAATCACCTGATGTTAGGGAGCTTGGTCCATCAAGTGTTATATATGATAGAGAATCTCTTACTGTATTATCAGTTGGAGCTTCACTATCATCTGTATATCCTGCGTCCTTAATGATCGAAACCTGTCTAAATTTAATATCAGTTAAAGTTTCACCACCATCATCTTGAACAAAGTCAGATGAAATACCAATATAAAATGGAGGAAATACATTCAAATTATCATCGCCGAAACCTTCGGGTGGCCCATATAGAGGCTGAATTATGGCTTCTGATGTAGGTGTTCCTGCACCAGTAATACTTACAGTAGCCTTTTTAATTCCATTAGCTGATCCATTGTACCCTGTATTTTCTAAAGTACCAGTATCAAGTTGAAGATCATTGCCAGTGGCATCGACGATTTTTTGTACAACCCCATCTGAAATCAATGCTTTAAAATTACTTGTATTTGTTTCAGTCGTGCCATCAAGCTGTGTCACCTGAAGATCAACAGTTTGATTTCCATCTGTATATCCAGTTCCGCCATCAACAACTTTAAATCCATATAATAACCCTTGCGTATTCGATGACACATTTGTTGGAATTTCAAAAAATGTTTCTGATTGAACAAAGTCACTGGCGGGATTAGGTGTTCCTATTTTAACCCAAATATACTTGTCCGCTATAGTTCCTGTAAATTGACCAACACTACCATTAGACAATCCTAATGTTGTAGGATTATTTGAAGAAGAAGTGGAATTATCATTACCAAGACAAAGATATAAGGCGCCATCGCTAGCCAATACATAGCATTGATATTTTGTTATAGAACCACCACCATCGACATCAACATTAAAACATGTATCATCTGTTGGATCATAACTTTTATATATTCTTCCAGATGTCCATGTAGTGTTAGTCTTAGGCAAAAGTCTTTCTACTTCACCAGATTCAATGGACTTTAAAGATATGAGATTCGCTATTGCATCCTGCTTATCTATTTCAGATTTCAATGGTGTCGGTGGTGCATTTTCATCTGGCCAAGGATCACTTTTTCCAACACCGATGTAATAACCAGAAACAGGTGAAGCATCAGTCGATTGGGTTGCAATATCTTCCACAAAGAGATTTGCGGCATTTTTTCTAAAATTGTTTGTGATAATAGCGCTCATATATGATTTATTTATAATGGTTTTAACTATATACTACACATCCTCTGTGGGAAATTCTATTGAAAGATTATCAGGGTCTGGTGTTAATGTTCTATCCGAGGTGAAATCATCTGGGCCAGAGCCGATCTTTATTTTGACATTTGATATATTGTTTATATCAAGCAAACCTTCCCAAGTACCGATTGTATCTGTTGCTGTAGCATTAATCAAAGTATCCCATGTAGCATATTTCAAAGATTGATTTAATGGAGTACCTGGATTATTAATATCATTGACCGATTCAAATGTACCACTTGTATAATAATTATTAGATGAATCTCCTATAACAAAATCTGTTGGGGTATAAACATATGTTGTATCAAGTTCAAATTCAACAGTATCATTTACAGCATCAATATCTGTTGTGACCTCATATGTAGAAAGAATCTGAAGATAACTTTCAATCTGAGGCGCAGAGGCGCCTGCAGCAATCAAGGTTTCAAGTACAACCTGTGCAGTATTAGTAACATCCAACCATCCAGGTTGATAGTGTGTCATGAACTGATTTGCTGCACCATATAAATCAGTCACCCATGTTGGATCACCAACATTAAAGAGTGGTTTTTCTTCTCTATCTTTTCTCTCTGCAAATCTTTCAATGAAAAGATCTGAGAATAATTTCAAGCCTGATGGGTGTACCAATTTATAGTATCTATCTTTCCATAGATCAACAGAAACATCAGTATTCAAAGCATAAGAGAACTCTTGCCAATAATTACCATCGTGAATCTTATTGATATCAGAGATGAAACCTTTTCTATCATTATAATCTTCATATAGTGTATAAGCACTTTGATTATATGTATTCCTATTATAGGTACTCCAAAGTGTTTCTTCGTCCGTGGCACCATCATTGATCCATACAGCGAATGGCAAATTCGATTCAAATTTCCAAGCTGTGGGTATATCTGTGCCTATCTCCAGTAAAGGATCTGTTGGGGAATTAATGCCTGAAGTACTTCCTTCTACTCGATCTCCATATACTATTGTTGCATTATTTGAATAAGTATATCTCTCCCATTCACCATTTACAAGACCATAAGTTCTTATTCCAACACCTGGTGTATTATCTGGATATAGTGTTCTGAAATTAAAACCTCTGAGGGTATCACCCCAAACATAAGTATCTTTACAACTTCCAAATGGCATGGTTTGTGTTGAATCGC